ACAACACCGGGGCTTCTGGAACAGGTGGGGCATTAGTCGGAACTGACTATTTACCAGAGCGCTTTATTGAAACATTGCAGGCAACTAGCTCTGTAATGGCTATGGGCGTTACTGTCTTGCCGGGTCTTGTTGGAAATGTAAGTATTCCGAAAAGAGATACTGACGGAGTCGCTTATTGGCTCTCGACAGAGACAACCGCAATTACGCAAAGCGAAAGCACATTCTCAAATGTGAATTTAAGTCCTAAGCGTGTCGCGGCTTATTCCAAGTGGACAATGCAAACTGAACAGCAAGCATTGCCATCAATCGAGGAAAGATCAAGACAAAACTTAGTCACTAAAATTGATCAGGCTAGGGATCTAGCGATTCTGAACGGATCGGGTTCAGGCGGTCAGCCAACCGGGATTCTAAACACCACTGGAATCGGGAATATAGCTTTAGGAACTAATGGGGGTTCTGCTTCATTAGGTAATTTGATTGACCTAGAAGGTGCTTTATCTGAAGATAATGCTTTAAGTGGTTCTCTTGGTTACATTGCTCACAGCAAGATTATTAACCAGTTTAAGAATGCTCGCGCAGGTGGTTCAACAACTACTGATGGAGCTTACTTATGGAATACCAACCTTCAAGATTTAGGCAGAGGCCCAACCCCTGGCATAATCAACGGTTATAAAATAAGCGAAAACAACCTATTGCCAACAAACCTAACGAAGGGTTCTGCTTCAACTTGTACTCCTATTATCTTCGGTAATTTCTCCGACGTTCTTGTAGGTATGTGGGGTGCAGGTATAGAGGTTAGTGTTGCAGAAACAGAGGATGACTTCATTAAGCTATTAACTTCTATCCGCGTTGTAACAACGATGGATGTAGCAATAGCTCATGCTCAAAGCTTCGCAGCGATTAAAGACGCACTTAGCTAACTAAATCGGGGGGTCGGAAACGGCCCCTTTTTTTTTCTTATGAAAATCAAATCATTAAAAAACACAAGCGCAAGCGGTCAATCCTTAGAGGTTGGAAACATTTACGACGTAAGTGATAAAGACGCTGAAATACTAATTCGCATGGGGAAAGCAGAGGAATCAATTGAAGCGGTTGAAGAATGTTCAATACCAGAGGCTTCTTTACCTCCGGCCCCACCAACTGCATCAAAAACAAAAAAGGTAAAAGCAAGTGTCAATAGCGACTGATTCACTAGACGCAATTTTTAACGTTGATGAGACTTCATTGGTTAAGTCTGGAACTATTGTCGGGCGTGGTTATTTAGATCAACCGACATCAGTTTTGGCAGGCGGTGAAGTTTTAGCAGTTGATTATGTTTTACATGTTAAAAATTCTGATTTTAGTTCTTTAAAATTTGGCGATACATTAACGGTGCAAGATGCAAATGGAAATGATGTGAGTTATACGGTGCGAGTAAATGAAGCTGATATTGATGGCCTAACCCGTCAAATTTCATTATCTAAGGTCTAATGACAACGAGACGAGAAAGCATATTAGACGCTGTTAAGGCTGCTTTGGCTGGTACTACTTCAGTCGGCACAAAAATCTATCGATCAAGAGTAACCGCGTTAACAAGGGCAGAGAGTCCGGCTCTTTTGGTGTCTTGGTCAAATGATACGGCAACACAAACAACCTCACTAGCAACACTTGACCACACACTTACAATTGATATTTCTGTAATCGTTCGAGGTGATACCCCTGATGAGGTCGCCGACCCGATTGTTGAAAGCTTACATAATAAAATCATGACAAATGCAACATTAGATAATTTAATCAGCGATATTTATTTGACGACGACAACGAACGAGAATATCGACGCTGATCAACCCGCCGGAATTATTACTTGCTCTTACGAAATTCAATATCGGACATTAAATAATAATTTGGCTTCTGTCTAAGCTTAAATAGCAAGTTTCGTTTAATATGTAGACATATTGTAAATTTGTTTTGGTTAGATGGCTGTTCTAAAGACTAAAAAGACGCTGATAGCAGCCAAAAAAGAAAGCTCTTATGCGTCGGCGGCTACATTGGCGGGTACTGATGCAGTCTTAGCGACTGAAGTTTCAATTGAACCTGTAGCAGCAACGGCGTTAGATCGAAATACGATTGATGGAAAGTTTGGTTCTAGACCATTTATTCAAACAAATACCCACGTAAGTTTAAATCTAACCATAGAGGCAACCCCGAGCGGCACAAGTGGACAATCGCCAGATTACAAAGATCTTTTACTGGGATGCGGTTTGATAGAAACATCTACTGCAAGTCAAAATGTATTTGCGCCAGAAACAGATTTAGAGACGGCGGATAGTTTGACAATCGGGGTTTATATAGATGGCTCACTTCATAAATTGACAGGTGCAAGAGGAAGTTTTACATATCAGATAGAGGCTTCGGACACACCAAAATTTTTATTTAATTTTTTAGGATTGTATAACGCCCCAACAGCAACAACGATATTAACCCCCACTTATGCCCAACTAGCACCAAAGGTTGCCAACTCTACAAACACAACTGCTTTCCAACTTCATTCATATGCAGGCTCCTTAAGTTCATTTAGCTTTGAGCAAAATAATAATCTTTACTATTCTGAATTGGTAGGAAGTTCAAAACAGGTGAGGGTCACAGACCGCGCAAGTTCTGGAAGTGTTTCTATTGAATCGACTGGATTAGGAACAAAGAACTTTTATGAAATTGTTAATTCAACAGCAACAGGGAACCTAACCCACCAACACGGGCAAACATCAGGTTCGAAGATCACATTTACCGCAAGTACGACACAGTTAGAGACAATTGGACAAGGTGAAAATGAAGGTTATCAAATGTTAGATATTGGTTATAGAGCTTTGCCTAATAGTGGAAATGATGAGATGGAATTGAAGTTTCATTAAAGTTTGCTTTAGTTGCTAATTGGGTCTACCCTGCTATTTAGACGTATTTATTTAATTGGCTTTAATTCTAAAGAAAGAAGATGTTTGGTCTTGGCCTGTAAATTTTTCAATGCCCGTTGATGATGGGAAGCATGAAAAAGTTAAATTCAAATGTAAGTTTAAAAGAATCAAACAAACTGAGGTCGAAAAATATCAGCAAAAATTCACAACAACCGATTTAAAAGTAATGTTTGAAGCGGCTAGAGAGTGCGCTAAAAAAGTTGTTGTTGGTTGGACAGATGTAATGGATGAAGAAGGTAATCAGATTGAATACAATGAAGCTAACTTAAATGAACTATTAGAAATTCCAACGCTTGCAATTGCTGTTTCTACTGCATACATAAATTCATTAACTGAGGCAAAAAGAAAAAACTAATAGAGGTCGTTGATTATATTTATAAAAGTAGTAAAGAAAAAGAAGGTGATTTAGAACTAGAGGCAGCGGCTAAGGCGTTCGGTATGATATTGCCAGAGAAAAAAGAGGATGATTTTTGTTTATGGCCTGAGCATGAAAAGACGTTTGATTTGTTTATGCGTTGCCAAACTCAATGGAGAATCGGCGGTTTAGGTTCGATTACTGGCTTTTGCTACGACTCAGTATTGGCCATTGCTAAGCTATACGAGTATGATGATCTCAAATCGGTGATTGAAGAATTACAGGTTATGGAGGTCAGAGCGATTGAAATTTTAAATAAGGAGGTCAGTAAATAATGGCTAGAGGTATTCCCGGATCTGGTAATAGCAAGTATGGGATCACTATCGCCGCGAATGTTAAAGGGCAGGAAAAAATAAAACGTCTTGGGAACAGTATGCAAGGCCTTCAAGGTCGAGCAAAGAATTTAGCGGGAGCATTTAAAGGATTACTTGGCCCATTGGTGGCAATAGGTGGGGCAGCGGTAGCAGTTCAAACACTAAGAAAAAGCTTTGATGTATTAGCAGAAAGAGAGGCAGATTTTGCAACCTTAGCGAATGGCTTAACGAGGGTTAGCACTGACGCACCAAAGGCGGCAAAGGCTCTTAGAGCGATGGCTGATGAGTTAGGGTTTAAAACTTTATTTGATGAAAAGGCATTTCAAAAAGGGTTTGCACTGTTAACCAGTTTTAAAAATATTGGTCTTGATTCTTATGGGCGGGTAGCAGAAACGGCGGCGGATTTAGCGCAGATTAACCAAGTTGATTTAAAAAGTTCTTTCTTACAATTAGCAAAAGCTTTAAGTGATCCGACAAGAGGATTAACGGCGTTGTCTCGTTCAGGTGTGATATTCACGGAACAACAACGAGAAATGATTCTTGAGTTGCATAACTCAGGACAAGAAATGAAAGCGCAAGCCGAAATTCTTAGGATTGTTGAGGGAAGTTATAAGGGCGCAGCAAAAGCAGCGGCAACAGGTTTAGCGGGTGCGTTCGACACGTTAGGCCAAAAGGTAAGAGACTTTAATGAAGCTTTAGGAATGGCGTTAACTCCTATTATTGAGCCTTTAGTCGAGGGATTGTCTGAAGTCTTTGGCGTAGTAACAGAAGGATTAAGCCTAGTTCAGGATGATTTATTGATATTCGCAAAATATTTAGAGAAGGTTTTAGGGCCAGTTTTTAAATGGATTTTAGACAGCATAAAAAATGCTTTTGAATGGTTTGATAAGTTATTTGCGACGAGGCAGAATTTAGAAAAAATTAGAGTTAAAGAAGGCGAAGGTAGGTTCAAGGATGTTCGTAACGATTTATGGACACAAGCGGGAGGCGTTCAAGGTGGTTTGTTTGGTGGCGTAGATCAAAAATCAGAGGTTGTTCAGATAGCTAAACAATTAGCTGGTGACGCTGGAAATTGGAGAGATTTTTATAATGAGGCAAGATCAGAGGTCTTTGATAAATTAGTTGCTGAATATGTACAAGAAAATTTAGGGCTTGACGCTGTAATTCCTAATGTTAAAGAGTTAAAATTAAATCTTGATGAGAACCTAGATGTACTTGAAAATTTAAAAATAAAGACTGGAGAAACAGGCAATTCCCTAGATGTAACTTTTGGCGAACACATGAAAGATAAGTTGGACAAGTTTAGAGAGTCAATAAAGTCAGTTGAGGAATCAATGGCTGATGTTGCTGTAAAAGGAATACAAAAATTAGAGGACAAATTGGTTGAGTTCGTCACTACTGGCAAATTAGCGTTTAAGGATTTAGCAAATAGCATTATTAAAGACATGATTCGTATCGCAATACAGCAAACAATCACCGCGCCGTTTACTAATTTTATTAGTGGTTTATTTAAAGGCCCGTCAGGTCCGCCGCCTCTTCCTCCGATCCCTGAGGGTATGGCAAAGGGTGGCTTGGTTAGTGCCGGAACAAGTTATTTAGTAGGAGAGCGTGGCCCTGAATTATTACGTCTGGGTAGTAAGGGCGGTCACATCACCCCGAATCATGAACTAGGCGGTAATACCTCAGTGGTCGTAAACGTAGATGCTTCAGGTTCACAACAAGTGCAAGGGGATTCAGATCGGGCGGGGCAATTAGGTGAGGTTATATCTCAAGCAATCCAGCAAGAATTAATCGTTCAACGTAGACCAGGAGGATTACTCGCAACCTGATGGCAAACTTTCCAACAAGTCCTGCTCCAAGCTATGGGGCACAGAAAACAAGTTCTCCAAAAACTCGAATAACTAAATTCGGAGATGGTTTCGAACAAAGAGTTGATTTCGGCTTAGGTCAAAATCCGAAAGAATGGAACTTAACTTTTCAAAATATCTCAGGAACAGACGCAGACACAGTAGAAAATTTTTTAAATAGTCGCGCAGATGATAATGAAAGTTTTGGTTGGACACCTCCCGATGAATCAACTTCTTATAAATGGGTCTGTGATAGTTGGACTAAAACAATTCCTTATAACAACAGGGCAACAATTCAAGCAACCTTTAGACAAGTATTTGAACCATAATGTCTATCCCAATTGCAGAATTACAGAAAACAAATCCGTCAGCAATTATTGAATTGTTTACGTTAACGATGGATTCATCAATTCACGGTTCATCTGTCGATCCTGTTTATCGTTTTCATAACGGTTCTAATCACTCAAACGGACAAGTTGTATGGGCAGGAAATAGTTATCAAAGGTTTCCTATTCAAGCATCTGGTTTTGATTTTAAAGGTCAAGCATCTGGATCATTAGCAAGACCAACTTTGACCGTTAGTAATATCCTTGGGACGTTCACAACATTAATGTTGACTGTAAATCAAACAACGCAAGGAAATGATTTGCAAAAATGTAAACTAACAAGAATTAGGACTTTAGCTAAATATTTGGATGCTGCTAATTTTAGCGGTGGCAATTCAGACGCAGATCCCACGCAAGAACTTCCTAAAGAGATTTATTATATCCATCGTAAAACCATAGAAAGTAGAGAAATTGTTGAATATGAATGTGTTAGTGCCTTTGATTTAACAAACGTAAAAATACCAAAAAGACAATTCACAAAAACTGACTTCCCCGGTATTGGGGCTTATGTTTAATGGCTTGGAAAAATAAAGCATTATTACATGCCATTGAATCAAAACCTTATGAGGCTTGTGGGCTTGTTGTTGATGATCGAACTTATCTTCCTTGCCAAAATATTGCAGACGATAAGATTAATAATTTCGTATTAGATCCGAATGGTTGGATTATTGCCGACAATTTAGGTGATGTTACTGGCATATTTCATAGCCATCCAGATTGTTCACCTCAACCAAGTGAAGGAGATGT